AGCGGAAAAACAAAACAATTAAGCATGGTCCATTAGTGTACGGGTTAGCACACTGCGCTCATAACGCATGAGGATAGGGTTCAACTCCCTGATGGACTACCAACAAGCAAAGGAGAATGATTATGACTAAACTATACCCTATAGGCACACAGCTTATAACGCATCGGCTCAGTCAAGCGGCACTTTTTGTTGATGTGTTTCCAGAATCTAGCACAGAATTTGCCTCATTTTTTGATCCAGATGATGAGGTGGGTGTAAGGCATCTTGTTGGGTTTTGTTTAAGTGCGGATGAGTGGCGCGTCATGGTTACCGAAGATAATCAAAAATGGCTAAGTCCTGTACCGATGGTAGGGGATTTGGTGGATGTTGATAAGAGATATTCAGTACCTACAATTATATATGTTTCTAAGTATGATGTTGGATTATTAGACAACCCTAGTGCAGTCGTTAAACGCATCATTGAACGCACCTACCCCAACGGACAACGCGCACCGTTGATTGAGTGGGACGAAGTGATCCTGCCTACTGGTCAAACACCAAACACCCACCCTGCTCCCTAACCCTATCCAGCAGATCGTCAATCTCTTGCCTAATGCTTTCTAGGCAATGCACAGATGCGTTAATGTGGTAATCGTCAACCGTGTTGGCATGGAAACGCGCAACACGGCATAAACACTCTATCGTCTTCAGGTGGTTGTTTTTCAGGATTATGTCCTGAACGTTTTTTAAAGGCTCTTGCTTTTTCTTTTTATACTCAAAAAGATCAATGACCTTCCTCATACTGAATCTTGCCCTCAAAGTATGCTTTTTTAATCTTCTCCGGCACGATCTCAAGTTCTCTAGCCACATCATCGAAATTTAAATCCAATACTTTACAAAGGCAACGTAAAAATGCTTCGTCCTGACTTTTTGTGCGTCGGTCTTCGATAAAAAGAATCTTGTGACCCGATCCCGAAAAACCATAGTCTTTCATCAAATCAAGAACATGACCTCTTGACCAACCCAACGATTCCCTGCGACTTCTTAAAAGCGTTTTGTGCATAACATCCTTTTTCTTCTTGACTTAGTCTTTGTCTATTTGGTATGTATATCACACACACACAAAAAAAGAAAGTGTTTTTATGTCTACAAAAACGATAGTTGAAACAAAGCAACAAGCCTTCCCATTTTTGGGCCTTGATGTGCCTATTGAGAAAACAAATCCTTATTTAAAGGAAATGGCAGAAAAGGGTTATAAACTGGATTCCGAACAGCTTGTTCTTACCAGTGAAGGTGGGATTCAGACGTATCACCACAAGAAAATTGTGGACGTTATTGAAGGTCCCGTTGAAAAATCGGAAGATTTGCCGACGTATTAAATGATATGCGATCACTCTTTGGATGATGCGGAAATAGACGTGGTTTTTGAAGTGTTGCCTAGGCCGCACTTCATCATCACGTTTTCCCCGTTCCCAGATGAGCCTGATTGCTTTGTTAAATGCGAGTTACCAGATTTGATATGGCAAGTGGTTTGCGACAAGATAGACGCTGGAGAAGACCCGCGCACGCTATCAAACTGGCTTAGAATGTTATCTTATGAAATAGATGGGGCCGTGTGATGATTGATTTTTTTAATTATTATGGAAACGCAGTTGTGGGAATCGACGTAGAGTTTACGTTGTATGAGGCGTTTCTTGCCTTTCTTGCACCGATTAGTGTGTACTTTTTTTTCAAAGCCCTAAAATCTTTCAATAAAAAACAATGATTCTTAAAGCCGCCTGTTTTGTTTTGATTGTCACGGTGCTGGCTTTGGTGTCTCTGATAGTGCTGGACGATCAAAAGGTGTGTTTTGATTATGGCCGCCTGAAAGATAAAATGGTGTCTATGGTTGTGGATTCTGAAACGGTGCCTGTGGAATGATACGCTTGCCAAAAGCCTTTTTTAAAGGCAAAAAACCACCTAAGGCAGCTAAAGCACCTAAAGTCAAAAGCATTGAGGAATCCTCGGGACTTGAATGCAAGTTTCTTTATCTTTGGGAAATGCTTTCAAGGCACAAACTGGAAAAGGAATACAAGTTTCACCCTGTGAGAAAATGGCGGTTTGACTACGCGCACCCCAAAAGCAAAATAGCCATCGAGATTGAGGGCATCAATACGCACAAAATGGGCCGTCACCAGACGCTTGTGGGATACTCAAAGGACTGTGAGAAATACAATCAAGCGCAGTTTATGGGCTGGAAAGTCTACCGCCTTACACAAGTCATGATAACCGAAGACTGGATTCTGTTTGTCAATAACCAGATAAAATAAACGTTGACTTGGTTTGCTTTGTTGTGTATTGTATACAAGCAACAACACCAACACAAAGGAACCATGATATGTTTACAAAAGCCGAGAAGAAAAAACAGAAATTGAGACTTGCCTTAACGGGGCCATCGGGAAGTGGAAAGACGTATTCCGCGCTTACAATGGCTTTTGGCATTTTTGGGAAGGATGCCAAGGTTTGCGTTATTGACACTGAGCATGGTTCTGCGGAACTTTATAGCGATAAATTTCCTGAGTATTATGTATCTCAGTTTTCGCCTCCGTATGCCCCTGAAGCTTATATAAAGCGCATTAAAGAGGCAGAAGCATTTGGGGCGGATGTTATCATCATTGACAGCATAAGCCATGAATGGAACGGCCAAGGCGGGTGCTTAGAGCAGGTGGACACCGTGACAAAAGCTTCATCGTCAAGAAATAGCTACACGTCATGGAAAGACGTAACGCCAAAACACCAAGCCTTTATCGACGCTATTTTAGCCTCTAAATGTCACATTATTGCAACAATGCGGGCCAAACAAGAATATGCGCTTGTTGAGAAAAACGGTAAAAAAATGCCAGAAAAAATAGGGCTGGCCCCTATCCAACGGGAAGGCATGGACTATGAATTTACGCTTGTCTTTGATCTTCCTGGCGGCGGGAACTTCATGGCTTCCTCTTCTAAGGATAGAACGGGATTCTTTTCTGGGAAGATATTTCCCATTGATGAAACGTTGTGTTCAGGCATTTTAAACTGGCTTAACTCTGGGCAAGAACCCGAGAAAAAGACGACGATGCCACCAGAGTTTATAGCGCAAAAGATGGTTGAAAAATTAAGAACTATTGAGAATGAAAGAGACCTTAATGCTTCCATGGAAAAAATTGAGGAAAAGTACAAAGACAACCAAGTGATTATGGACATTATCAACCCCGTGTACTTTGAAATGGTAAATAAACTGGAAAAACCATTTGAAAATCAAGACAATGGTGTATAAAGTTATGTAAAACCTGCCAAAGGAGAGATGAAGTGAGGTTCTTTTTTTCACTCTCTAAACCTAAAAAACCCCAAATAAAGGAAGACCCCATGTCTGAAGTTCAACAACACTTAGCCGCTATTGATGAAATTTACAAAAAATCTTATTTTGATCTGTCGCAAAACCTGATTTCTATGGCTTTTCGCATTATCAATTGTCCTGAGATGAGTAAAATTAGCGCAGAAAAAGGGCAACAACTGATTCAGTTTGCTGCTTCCGATCAGCAAAATTTTGCTAACCAAGCCAAATCCATTGTTGCACACGTGCAACAGGGAAACTAAGGGCCCCTGTTGTGGATGACAGCAGCAATACAAATACCAAATTGCTTATAACGCTTATTGGTATTGTCATCGCCACCATTGCGGGGGCTGGAACCTATTTTCTGAAAACGCAAGCGGACATGGATAAAAACCTTGCCGTAATGGTGGCGATTATGAAAAAAGAAGATGAGCAATCCGATTTTGCCAAACTCGAAGAGCGCGTTACCAATATCGAAAACGCCATCCCAACCCTTATCGCTAACCAAGGGGCTAAATGATGCTAACTCTTTCTCAAGATGGAATTGACCTGATCCATGCTTTTGAAGGGTGCGTGTTAAAGATTTACAAGGATTCTGCTGGCATTGACACCATTGGGTGGGGTCACAGAGTATGGCCAGAGGAAATACCTCAATTCCAAAACGGAATCACTCAAGAACAAGCGGATGCTTTGTTTTTAAAAGATGCGGCAAAGAAAGAAAACTCTGTTCGGGATTTGATTTTTTATCCCATAAACCAAGGGCAATTTGATGCGCTTGTGTCCTTCACCTTTAACCTTGGGCGCAGGAACCTTGAACAATCCACCCTTCGTCGCATGGTGAATGAAGGAAGAATTGACGGAGCAGCCAGAGAATTTGAACGCTGGATTTATATAAACAAAATCCCCTCTAACGGCCTTCGCAGACGCAGAAAGGCAGAATCTTTGATGTTTATGGGAGACTTAAAGTGGCGAGACCTGATTTAAATAAATATGAAAAAAGAGACAACTTTATGGGCGAAACAAATGTGCATTGGCTGTGCGTGGATTTGAATAAAATGCTAAAAGCAATGCACTATATTTTGCCAGAAATTGCCCATGCTATGCGTCTTAATTTGGAGGATGTGGACAAAAAAAAGAGGGAAACCTTAGAGGATATTATTGAATTTACAGATGATCTTGCTCAATATATCCGCCGTGAACAAGAAAGAAACATTGATAAAATGAGAGAATTTTCAGGGTTAAGGGAATACGGGAAAGGCATGAAACTATGAGTACATGGAAGGACGTAGGCGCATGGCTAAGCAGAAACGGCACGGAAGGCGCAAACCTTGTCGGTTCACTTTTAACTGGAAACCTTGGAAATGCTGTAGAGGCTGGCGTAAAGCTGGTTTCAGGGGCAACACACTATGCAACGCCTGACCAAGCACTATCCGTCCTGCAAAACGATCCACAGGCTCTAGAGCGGCTTAAAAAGATGGCTTACGACAATGAAGCCTCTATTCGCTCTCACCTGCTGGAAATGGAACGCATCCGACTACAAGATGCCCAGCTAGAGCAAAAGGAAACGCAAGACACCATTAGAGCAGGGGACAAAGCAGATGATATTTTTGTGCGCTCTACCCGCCCTGGTATGGCGTGGCTAGGACTCTTAGGAAGCATTGCTTATGTTATTCTTATGCCCAGCCCCAACGAAAAGGTATTTGATGGGCTTATGATGCTGCCCTACATTTACATGGGGCTGAGAACGTTTGATAAGTTTTCATCATTAAGAGCAAAAGCATGAAATACAAAACAAAACCCGTTGCAATTGAGGCTATGCAATATGATGGGACATACGAGTCCTACAATGCAATGGTAAACCACTGGGGTAAAGATTTTTTCAGAATGTGCCACCACCATGACGGGTTATTTCAAATTGAAACTTTAGAGGGGAGAATGCGTGCCGCTAAAGATGATTTTATCATTAAGGGTATGGAAGGTGAATTTTACCCGTGCAAACCGAGCATTTTTCACAAAAAATATGAACCTGTATAAAAGCGGGTCTGGTTCAGTCTAGCCTTAGAAAGCCAACGACCCGCACTGTTTTTATACAGCAAAAACGATTGACTAGCAACCCTTTCCTCCGCCTTTTCCTTTTTTCTTTTTCATAAAAACTCCTTTAATTCCAGTCTACGGTTGGGGCATTTCTATCCCCTGTGGGAGACGTTGATGCCTGTGCAAATACGGTTGTACCATCCAGTTTATAAATTGTCACTTGTCCTGTTGTTTCGTTAATATCAACTCTAGCAAGCTGCGTTCTTGTTACGCCTCTAAGCATTTGACCCGCAGAAACAGAGCCTTCTAAAATATAATTCCACACCTCTTGAGCAATCTCTTGGGCTGTGGGGCATGGACCCGTAACAGTTGTTAGTGTACCTGTCCCTGAACCCGTTAAAGCCCCAAGCGTGACGTTTCCTGTCCCCGTTATGGGTGGCGTGCCCAAAACCCCCGTGCCCGATCCTGTGAGGCTCCCAAGGGTTACAGACCCTTGCCCCTTAATCTGCAAAGACCCTGTCGCCGTACCCGTCAAGGCCCCAAGCGTAACGCTGGCCGCGCCTGAAATTGATAGGGTACCCGTTCCCGATCCTGTCACGGGACCAAGGGTAACGCTACCCGTGCCCGTAATTGTACTGCCAAGAACCCCCGTACCCGATCCCGTGAGAGGCCCTAAAGTTACGGATGCTGTGCCTTCAATAGGCCCCGCCGCCCCTCCTTGGTTGAACAAGACAAGAAGCGACACGGCATGTTACCTTTGAATGGCAATGTCAAAAGAGTATACTGAGCTAGAACTTAGATTCGTCAAAAACCCTAGTTTTGTTGATTCATCAATCATAAAAGACATGGCACATTTACCACCAACGACGGCTGTTGACGGCGTAAAGGGAAGAAATGTTCCCGGGTCCAAAATCCTATTTTTAAGGTCTAAACGGGCAAACCTTTGCGTGGCATTGACGCAAATATGCAAAAACCGACCACCAAATGTAACAGGGTCATAGGCCCCACTAGTGCCCGTGGTAAACGCTTGGCCTTTGTTGCCATACCATATATCCGCTGTCCACACACCTGTTGACCCCGCGGCAATATCAAGCACGTCAATAATTGCACTGTTACCACCGCGAATACGGTAAATCATAGAGTGCCTTACGGACTTCTGATTACCAAGGGAAATCCCGAAGGATTGCGCCGCAACAATCCCAGCACCACCAGCAGCCGGCGAGGCAGCAAATGTTGTGGTGTCCCAAGCGTTGGTTGAGGCGTTATAGGTATAAACCGCGGTTTGGTTGGTAAACAAAAGAATCTTATCATCATCATTTTCAACAACAAATTTCGCTGATGAGGATGGGGTTACGGCAAAAGCTGGCACCGTAAAAACACCCGCTGCGCCGCTCGTGTGTGATGTGATCCGTCGTCTTTGACCTACGGCTGTTGTGTTGACCGTATCCTCGACAATCCGAATTTGGAAGTTTCTGTACTCGTCCGCTAAAAGAGTGGTCGGCATTCCACTGCCTGTGATGGTTGTGCTTGTCGCTGCCGTAGCGGCAATACAGTTTTTTCCACCATCATAAGTCGTTCCACCACTTACAAAACCAATGCTTGGGCTTCTGTCGTTTTGAACATAATCCTCACACAGATGAAGAAAAGTGCTGTCTGTACCGATGGTTGGTAAGTTTGTTGTGGCCAAGTTACCGCTGTAAGTGTTTGTTGCCGAATCATAATACTTAAACATTCCAGCCGTTGGTGCGCCCGTGTTAATCATAAAAACACGCCCAGAGCGTATTTCAAAGGTCGAACCCGCTACGGGCGTAAAGGTTAAAGCAGCGGATAACTCCACCGTTGGGGCAGCCCCGAAAGTGTTACCTATGATCTTTCTTTCCTCGACTTTCCCAGACCCACCAGACCCGTTATCAATAATGCGAATGGTGTACCCCACCCCATCCCCGCGGTTGGCAAGCTGATTGTTTGCAGCTGCTGGCCCTACGGTCAATGTGCCCGATGCAGCTCCAGCGTTTAAACACGTGAAGGTAAATGTGGTTCCTGTGGGGACTGTAAGAATAGACACAAGGCCAAGAGGAATTGCCGTGGCATCCGACGTTATGGAAACAAAGACCTGTTGTCCAATTTGGTAGTTGTGGTTGCGGGTTGTTGTCACCGTCGCCGTTGTTGTTGACCGCGCCCAAGTAGCCGCCGCAGGAACATCATTACCCAAACCATCCAAATTGATCAACGTGGTTGTTGAACCCGACAAAATACGTGATCTTGGGCCATAAGAGGCTGCAAAAACACACGCAGAACCAGCCCCAAAAGTCCCCGCCAAAGCCGGAGACGATAAAGGAATCCACTCGTCCGTTGTGGTATCTTTTTTATCCAACGCCGTGGCTGACCTAAACAAGTAAATGTTTTTTGTTCTGTCAGCACTGGAATTGCTCATATCGTAAGCAAGGCACATACCATTGTTTACTGCTGCCAATACCGGTGCGCTAGGTCGCCATTTTGGCAAGTCAACAATGTCTTTAAAATTTAATGTCGTTGCCATATTAAGCCACCTCTGTGTAGTCATTTAAGGTTAAAGAAATTTCGGGTAGTTGGCCTTCCCTGCGAATGATGTACAAGGCTTGACCAACATCAAAAGTTTCTCCGGGCTTGGCATAAATCAATGCCCGATCTGCGGAAACTTGCTCCACCTCACACAAAGCACCATTTTTGTCACGGTAAAGACTCATGTAATTTGCCCTCTTAAAGACGTTGCCCAAGCTGTTTGCATATTGTCCAAAAATATCTGATCGGTAGAACGGCTGTTCAAATTATTTAACGTCCCCGTTGTAGTCACGGTACTCACAGTGTTCACTGTGTTTAAAGTACCGCCAGAATTAGAAACCCGCAGATTCCCCGTCGTCCCATCAAGCCAAATGGGATGCGCTATGTTTTTTAAAACCGATAAAAGAGCCGCACATTCTGTTTCCCCAAGAACAATGACCTGACGCTGCGATCCATCCTGCTGCTCTCTTGTTTCAACAGATGAACCTGCTCCGGGTAATGTGACGTTATCTGCCATGTTCTTCCCCTAAATGAGAATTAAGCGTTAGCATCGGTCAAAGAAAAAGCTGTGATGGTAAATTGCTGGCCCGTGGCAAAAGATACGTTATCCACGGTTATATCACCACCGCCACCTGTGGCTGTCACGCTACCTTGAAGGTGACACGTTGTTCCTGCACTGTCGTAAATACGGTAGTGCGCCGCTGTTCCTGTAGCATCCGCAGCCGTATCTTGCCATGTTCCTAAAAGGGATTTTGTTCCCCCCGATGCGTTCGACATCCAGTCGCTAGGTAAAGTAAGCGTGGCAAGAACAGTCCCAGAATCAGCGGTAGCGCATGTGGCTGGCTGCGCTCCTGTACGGATTCGCATAATAGCCCCTGTTCCTGTTGTCGTTTCGATCGCTTCAAGCCGCGCATTGCGAACTGCTACCGATAATTGAATCGCCATAAAAACCTCGTATTTTTAATTATTGCTTCCGAAAAGCACGTCTCACTCTTGGTATAACACCAAAAACAAGAAACACAAGAAAAGAACCTATGGTTAAATTCAAAAGATCCATGTTTTTGATAAAAAATACAATAGAAAAGATTCCCCCCACACCTTGAAATATCCAATCAATCAAAGAATCTTTAAAAGAAGAATTTTTAAACATATCAATGCTTTCTTTGATTCCAGCAAAAACCAAAGCAGGAAGAATTGCAAAATGAACAGGCAAAAGCTGAAGGGCAATAGCGGTGATAATCACACCAATAGTAAAATGCCCCGTTTGATTTGTCGCCCACCCGTACCAGTCACGTTTCTGATCGTCTGGGCGATTTAATTCTTGAAGGATTAAGGTGATGATTCTCATCAGGGAATATCCGTATTAGGAGTTAGCGTTGCACCCGTATTGCCCGAAACGTCATTGATTGCCGAAGATACACTTATCAAATCCACAAACGTATTATCAATAATTCTGGCCGATGGGCAATCCTGAATCCTTACAGCGCGTTGCGTTTTTTCAAAATAATTCTGAGAAACTCTCAATCCCAACACATTAGTAGCATCTACACAAAAAGGATAAGTTGTCGTGTCCCCTGGACGTATCACTTGGCAATCCTTAATCAACACGTTTTCCGCTTGGACAAGGTCAATGTGGCGCGTGCATCCATACATTTTGATATTGATTAACTCCAAATCTTTGATGATGCGGGTTGTGGACCCATTAGCATTGCCGCGCAATCTCATGGCACGATCGGACGCATTGTAAATGTCCACGTTTTCAATTTTATTAAATTCTGCTTTTAGATTAGCATCCCCAGGAAGAGCATCATCGTCTTGGTCTATGATTAAAATGCCAGTCGAAGGATTTTTAATGACCACATTTTTAACGATGTTGTAGTTGCTGGTAGGCAATATATCAATGCCATTGGTATCATGGGTGGTATCAAAAAAATCAATCTCTCCGTTTTCAATAATGTTGTGGGAAGCCCCTGCTAAGTGAAATTCATTTCCTAATTTAATTGCGCTTTTGTCATTGGCATCAGCTGAAATTGTGGGACCTGCAACAATTTTGAACCCACGAAAGGTATTGTAAATTTCATTGGCCCCATGCAAATCAATGTCTGAAATAGTAGAATTAACAATGGTGGTGTTGGTAACCAAACATCCCGCTGTTCCTTTAAAAAGAATAAACCCATGACGCATTCCGTCCATGTGGCAATTATCCGAAATGCACGATGTGGAACCGTACATAGAAACTCCATACCCAAGTCCAGGGCCGATAAGATAAGGATTCCGCCCAGAACAATTTTGAATCTTGTTATTATAACCAATGTCTAAACGGAAACACGATCCAATGTTTCCAAATCCTGCCTCATCAGAAACATGGCAATTATCAATCATGGAATCATAAGCATACCCCACAAAAAAGGCATGATTATCTCTTTCCGATGACGGCGTGTTCCATGATACTCTAGCGTTTGTGATGCGAGCATTCCCTACGGCATCCAAACGGGTAACTCGTGCTGTTTTGCTGGTAAGATATTGATGGTACACACCATGATTTAAAGTAACGTTAAGACCGTTAATAGCAATAATTCTTCCCACCTCTTGACGAATAAAGTTTCCAGACGTGCCTCCGACATTTTTGGCCACCCCTTCGTCAAATAAATACATCCAGTCGCCAACCGCCAACCCTGTTGTAGATACCAGAGAAATAATCGGGCTGCCGACCGTTGTATTGGCCGTCAGGTCATAAGAGATTAAGCGCGTGACAAACGACCTATCGGGTATCCCTTGCTTGGCCTCAAAGTCCCCTGGTGGATACACAGGCAAATAAGTAAACTCTAAAGGGTTTAAAACAGTCAAGGTGTTCAGGCTGGTGTTAATGGCCGTTACAACATTGTCTTCTTTTTGCAAAGCCACGCCGTTGGCATCCGTTTTTCCACGAATAATGATCCGTTGTCCCACTTGAAATAAAGAGGCATTGCTTTCTGGTTCAGGCCCCATAAAAAGCGTTGTGCTGCCTTCTGTAGACGTTGCGCCTAACTTAGGCAGGTTTTCATCAGGGTCTTCATCCAATCCGCCAAAAATCCGCATTCTTCCATTGGGACCAAAAGTGATATTGTTTTTTTCTGAACGGCTAGAAAAGATAACCCATTGGTTAGAGCGAACGTCCACACTGGCATTAAAATAGAATGATTTTCCCTCTTGTGGGTCTAGCCAGAACACAGCACTTAGCCCATCATCCCACAATTCCCGCATCTTTCTATTTAAAAGAAACGAATCATCTGTGACACCATCCCCTGCCAGTCCTATATCTTGCCGTGTGATAAATGGTAATGCCAAAAAAGGCTCCTTAAAAAAATTGGCAACAAATTCAGGTAAATCTATATTAAACGGAAACCCAAGTGTGTCAAACTTAGATTGAAAGTATCCATTAAAAGGAACTTCAATAATAGGCATTAGGCGGTAAGCGCACGCTGCCTAAACAGAATACGAAGTTTGGTGTATTGATCTCCTTTCAAAAGGTAACTTAATTCCGTTGGTCCTTGGCTATCTAGTTTAAATCCCACTACAAGGATGTATTCTTCCACCGATAAATTCGCCCAATTTGCCGGCAAAAGGACCACGGAAAACCTTACAAGGCTTTCCCCATTTTCAGCCGTGATATTCTCTTTGGTCACACCGCCAGTTGTGAATTGTTTTAAAACATACTTGTTATCTGCATCTCTATCGGAACGTTTTAAAGACCAATACACTTCTGTAATGTTTGAAGCAGATTTGCCTGGAAACTCGCTGGCAAGATTGAAGTCCAAGCGAATAGGGGCAGGCGACCCAAAATCAACTTGTAGGGATTTTACCGACATAACCTTTGATTCCTTCTACTTGGGTACGGGCATTCAATTCAGATTGAACTTGTCCCTTATTGATAAACTCTTTTCTAAAGAATGCTTTAAAAGGCGTATTCACAATTACTTTACCTATTAACGGCAAATTGTGAATAAAAAAAGTCTTTTGCGGTGATGGAACAAATAATTGCCCATTGATAGGGGGATAGACATGAACATAAATAATTTCTTCCTCAGTGTCACTGGGTGCCCAATACCGGCCACTCCAAAACCGTTTACTCCAAAATCTAGCCGCCCACATCGGGTATTCCTTTGGTTACAACAGGCTCTCTTGTTGGCAATGTGGATGTTCTTGGCCACCAAAAACCTTGGCCTGTTTCACGACGAACCCTAGCTTCATTTCTGGCAACCTTCTTGTCAAAATCAGGGTCTACCAGTCTTTCTATGTTATCCCAAATAAAGCGATCCGTGAACATTTTGGAATACCAAAGGTTTTTAGCAGGGATAAAATTTTGCGCGTATTTGTAAAAATCTCTTAACCAGTTTGTTTCCTTTTCGGGGTCTAAGGCCTTTCCAAAAGAACCACTAATAATATCCACAAGCGTGATCCCTGTATTGCCTAACCATCCACCTAAAAGGTCGGATGCTTTCTGCCCATTGCGTGTGTATTGTCCAAATAATAAATCCCCCACAATCGCCAAACCACCCGATGACAAAAGCCCCGCCGCCCACGTTTTTGGATTATCCCATTCTCTCATGTCTTTCCCTGAAACTACTTCTCGTAATTGCGATGTCATGGTCCCTATAATTGTCCCACCAATAAGCAAAACGCCAAGACTTCCAAACTCTCCCCTTTTAAACGCTCTTCCAAAAGCAGGGATTAAATGGTTAATCACCGTTGACATGGCAAAACTTTTTAGAAAAAAAGCATCCGTTGCTATTAAACGTTTCAGAGAGTTTTTGTTTGACCCAAATCCTGTACGGGCACTGCGCAGCATAATAGATGGTTCGCTAGACGCTTTCCGCATCATCTCTGCGGCAAATGTGCCATATTTTGTGGCCAGCTCTTTATCCGTCCATTCCGTGACGTTCATAAAGGCCGTGTTGCCTTGCTCGTCCAAGGATAGCGTGCCCGTTTCAAGGGTTTTTGCCCAATCATCTTGCGTAATATTATATCGGTTAAAAGCTTCTAATAGATCGCGGTCTAACTCTGCCCAGGGCGTTTGGGCCTTAATATGCGCCCCAAAATACCCATAAAACTCTAACCCCGTTATTTTTTTAACGTGGTTGGTCATGGTTTTTAAGCCCGAAAGATGGATTACTGCCGATGCAGCTTTTTGTGAAAACTCTACGACTTTTGATTTCCCAATAGCCTCTATTTCCCCATATCGGGACGCCATGATAAATCCATCTGTCACAACATCCCCTGCTAAAGCAAGATTAGCTGCCAGTATTCTATCGCTTTGCTTTAAAGGATTAAGGCTACCAAAATAACGGATAAACCCCTTGGTTGCAGACATGCCATTCATTTTAAGAGCGTTGGCAGCAAAAACGGCATCTGATGGAGTAAGAAGGGCTGCTGATCCCAAACGGGCCGCTGTAAATAAATTCCGCATGGTTGAATAAGTGTTAATGGACCAATGGGGATTGCCTACGGCATAATCTTTTCCTGTAAGAATACGGAAAGCCCCTTCGATTTGTTCTTGGCGGTAATTGCCCCACTCATTGCTTTTGTCTGGATCAAAAGAAATGCGGCTCATCATGTACTTATGTACGTCTTCGGGATTTGGGCCCATGACTTGCAATACCGCCAAATCCTCTGCCATGCCGCCTAATTCATCAATCATGGAATTATAAAGGCCCTCGTCTCCGCTGCCAAACATATCGTTATAAGCAAAGAATGAATCCGCATCCTTAAAAACAAAAAACCGTTTATCAGAATATCGGTCCACAATGCTTTTGGGTTTTACCGTAGCAGGATCGCCGCTGCTTAAACGAAGAAGATTTCCCTCACCAATACCCGTTGTAATTTCATCATATATTTTTAAAGAAATTCTTTTCAGGTTTGCATCATCAAGCGGTGCGCCCGTTTTTTTATCAATCATTGCCGTTCTATCCAACAAAGGGGATATGCGGCTCCACCATTCTTCCGGCGATACAGATTTTAATAATTCACTGTCATGAAACTGGCCTGGTTGGCGTTTTGCTCTTTTGTTGATAGACGCACCATGAGCATTAAGTTGGTCTATGAGATAATTTTGCGTGTCATCATAAGATTTGTAAAACCCCTGAGCATCAACATCGCCCGTATTTTCTAAAAACATCTCACGATAAACTTGCTTTGTCATAAATATGTTTTCAGCAGGACGAAACACACCCAAACGGGGTTTGTATTTCTCAATAAACGCATTCATCACTTTGGCAACAAGGCCGCGATTGTAGGCTTGTTGGTCGCCGATTCTTTCCAAAATGACGTTGGCATAAGCCCAATCGGATGTTTTATTGCCTTTAAGGCGATTCACCTCATCCCACATCTCTAAAGAACGCTGGGCGGTGGTAAGGAGATTGTTCTTTTGCTTTTTTAGGTATTCGTCAAAAAACTCTGTTGTGCGCTGCGTGGCCTTTACTTTGGCTTCCTCTGATCCCATTTCGGATTCAAAGGCTTTGCGATTTTGCTCATAAGCCTTTTCTGCCCGTTTATAGAGGTCGTTAGGCAGTTGGCCTTTTAAGCAATCTAAGAAATCCGTCATAGAATCCCACAAGTTTTAAACGCATTCACATGGTTATCAAATTCCCTCACCGTTTCCAAGATGTCTGCCACGCGCGTTGCATTGCCGTCAATCACAACAAACGCCTCGGGGTCGCGCTCTACCATGCCCTCAAAAGCACTCAGTTTAAGGTCAGCGGCCCGTTCAATTTCTGTTTGTGGGGATAATGCTTGTTTCGGTGGTGGATTGACTATTTGTTGGGGATTAAAGTCTTCTCTGGCCTTGGGGAAAAAAGCCGATTCTTTTTGTACGTCGAACTGATTGTCTGCCGCCGCAACGTTCACAGCAGTGTTTTGTTTAATCGATTCTTTTAGCCCCCTATAGGAATTGGGCATATCGTCCGTTATGATGTTTTTAGAATTGATAATATCATCCTTAAACCGCTGATTATCCACACTTGGAACATCCAGCTTCCCATTATCCAAATCACGCAAAGCCGCTTCATGATTCCTTAATCCATTGATAGAATTATCAGAGGCCGTTTCCATGATATGCGCTTGTCTGGCCTTAATCGCCAATTCATCCGCCAAGGTTTGGGTGTTTATACCGCCACCAGCACTAGCTTTCTTGTTTCTGAATAAATGCTCCGCCGCCGTCATGGATACACTTGGCAGGGCTTTTAAACCACGCGCAATGCCTTCAAAAGCAGAACCCGCAAACCCTGCAAAGGCAATGTTAGAAAGACGCTCCTCTATGCCCCATTCCGCGCCTAGTTGCTGCTTCCATTCTCGAAACTCATTCGTTTCTTGCTGGACGGCCTGAACACCTGCATTGAGCGCAAATCCTTGCAATAGTGCCTTGCCTAGCTTGACACCCGCGCTTGGCCCTATAAAGGTGGCTACTGCATTGACGGGGTCCACCAATGATCCCGCTGCACCACCCGCCAAAAGCCCCCCAATGGCACTGAGATTCGTTGAGCCACGAAATTTGACGTTGGCCTCTTGTTGGTAGGTTTTGGCTTCTTCAACAATGGTGGACATCATCTCTTTAGATGTTTTCAGGTTTTGCCCTTGTCCTTGCGCTCTTAGCCCATCCACAACGCCATCAAGAAGGGTGTTTCTGATTTGATTTGCTTTTAATGCGGCTTCTTTGCTATTGCCTAAAAACACTCTCGATAAAGAAAATTCCCCACGTACAAGGGCCTTGTCTTCCTCTGCCAGCGTCTCAAACCCCGCCATTTTGCTATAATCAGGGTTGTCACCGATATAAGGACGCAGCGCATCTAAGCGGTCGGATTCCATTCTGATCTGGCGTAAATCACGATAGGTGGTGGTTTCGTTAGAGGCCATGCTCCAAAACTGGGCCTGAGCGTTCTCCAAAAAAGAATCGGGGTTATAATCAACAGCAATGTCTGGCCTGCTGGGGGAATAGGGTTTTAAAAAAGAGGCAATGCCGTCCATGGGCTACATCCCTAGACTTTTTTCTAAATCTTTAATAACAGAATCCGCATCACTTTTCAGTTTATCAATTCCCGTTGATCCACGTTGATCTTGAGTTGGCAAACCTTCAAAAGGATTTATATTTTTTGGTATATTAAACGGAACTTTAGAGGGCTGTAATGGCTGTGGCTTTGTAGGCTGTATATTATCTTTTTTGGTAATCTGAATCATATTCAGCATAAAAGGCTTCACGTCCCCAAAATCATCCACAAGAGGCTGCCCGTTAGCATCCAAGGCTGCCCATTCAATAGTGGAATCCTTGACGTTATACATGCCGTTGGAATACGTCCCTAGCGTGGCTTTGTTCAGCACGTCTTCCACGTCAATAGTGACAAACTTCTTTTGCTTAGTGTCAAAATAACCAGGTACGGCATGGCCTATGCTTTTTAGGAAGGTGTTATCCAAAGTATTCAAAGTATCTTTTAATTCCGTTTGTGTGACATATTTGCCATCTTTCCGAAAAGGAAGAACGCGCCCTCCTTTGTATTCTAAGACGTTTAGGCCCATTTTTTCTTTGATAGCTTTTATAGCACTATCATCATTGGCTATATCTTTTCCGTTGGCAGCCTCTACAGCGGCCATGTTTAAGATTCCCTGAATGGCCATTTCCCTAAACTCTGGGTTTTCTACGCCATTAAGGTCTGCAATAGCATCTTTTTTAATTGCGGCTTCATCCATTTCTACGGATTTTGATTTTCTTAACTCCTGCCCAAAAATGATGTTGTTAGTGATGCCATCATCAATTTTGGAATAGCTTGTGGCTAAAGCAAGGTTAGGGTCTTTTTCAAAAAGAGAAGAAAGAATTTCATCGTTAATGGCGTTAGAGTTTTTTTCTGTTAATTCCGATAAAAACGCCCCGCGTTGGTTGGCTGGTAAAGATTCCACCTGCGACGCGATGCCATCCACTTCCTCTTTCATTAAAAGAGGAAAAAAAACACCACGAAGATTAGGATCGTTTTGACTTTGGTCATCAAAAAACTTTTTTCTTTCCACAAAAGATGCTGGGTCTGCTAAATCCAAAGACGGAATAGGCGTACCTTTGAGGGCAAAATACTTAGCATATTCTTTCTTTTCTAAGGCAGTATTGATTTTATTGAATTGCCCTTCTTTACGGGCAATAATTTTTTCTTGGACATTCTGTAAATACTTGGGGTCCATGCCAGACAAAACATTGATAGTGTTTATTCCTCCTTGTCCGTCCGGCAATAACACGTTTAATTGTCCGCTTTGAAGGACACGAAAAATCTCTTCCTCGCTTGTTTGACTGTTTAACCACCCATTAAATAGGCTTTCATTTAAGTTTTTGTCCGCTTGTTGTATGCCATTAACAATCTGTAACGGGGTAAAAATCAAATTGCCGTCGGAATCCGTTTGATTGTATGCCTGCAAAATACCATTGTAAGCCTGCATAATAGCCATGGAACTCGTGACTTGCGCGGATTGCTCTTGCCCAAAAAACTGAGATGCCGTTTGGCTCATGGCATTTAAATTTGAATCCACCAATTTACGGGCGTTCAATTCGGTAAACTGCACGTTTTGCTTTTTATAATTCTGCAAAGCGGCATTCACCGAAGACATTTTCTTCATTTCAAAAGCATTTTCAAAAACAGCGTATTGCCCTGGATCAATAATGTTTTTCATGAAGTCTTTTTTGTAGGCATCAATAGCCTGCCCTAAATCATCGGGGGCATAAGTATATTTATTATTTAATTCAAAAATCTGCGTTGTCATTTCAGTCTCTAATTGCATAGACTGAATTTTTAACTCTTGTTCATATTCTCTTTGGGCGCGTATCTGAGATTCTTCATTGGCTTTATCAAGAGCACCCGCCGCCCCAAAAGCTGCTCTGGCAAAACTTTCCATGCCTGTTTGGATTTCAACGTTGGGCGCATTGGGCAAATCAACAAGACCTTGGGTTCTTTGCTGTTCAATAGGGATTAAGGAAGCCATGGTTACAATGCCTCAGCCAAAAACGAAAGCGCATTGCCAAAACCACTTTTTACAGCTTGTTTTGATTGGCTTTTTAAACTCATGCCTGTACGTTTTGCCTGACTTGAACGCACTAAACCTGATATTCTTGCCGTCTCAATATCTTTCGTTGTGTTTTGCGCCGAACGACTGGCAAAAGCAAATGAAGATGGACCCGTTGTAAGAATACCCCTTGCCGCCAGTTTTGCCGTTTGTGAAGCGAAATTCTCAGACAAGGCTTGCTGAAAGAAATTCTGCTGAGAAAGAGCATTTAATTCTTCTTGTTTGGCTTGCAATTCAGCATCTCGCGCTTGAGTTTTTAAACTGTATTTTTCAGCATATCCTGCGCCTATTTGACTTCCCGCCCCAAATCCTACTAAAGCAGGTTTAGCAATGTTTGATAAAAGACTTTGCTTGGCCATAAACCCCGATGTGCTTAAAGCCGTCAACCCACCAACACCTTGTGGCTTAATGCCAACAAGACCCGCAACATTTGTCGCTATGGATGTCATTGAAGGAAGAAAGCTAGAGGTCATGTATCCACGTATTTACTGATTTCTAAAATTTCCATAGAACCTGGTTTTGTTTGCGTTATCGAAATAATCCCATCATTATCCCATCCTCTATTCCCATAAACAGAAACAACCCCCGTATACGGAGATATAGCATTGGTTGTCGGCGTGTTGGTGATTTTAAAGAAATTCACCTCGTTCCCATTCACATTCATAGATGTTGTATCATATACACGAATATGAATCTGATTTACATGCCTTTTAACGCCAAGCCTCGCCTCACTGGTTTCTTTTGTCAATGGTAAATCTTCTATTATAGGCGTAAAATCAAATCCAAATTCCACAAAAGAGGATGCGGGTGCCGATATTGTCGCAATCCCATTGGTTACTGTCACATCAGGCAATAGTTTGTTATCCGCCCACACTTTGACTGTTTTACCATTAAGATAGTCCAGTCCTGAAAAAGATTGTGACGGCAAACCCGTAGTTATGCGAGTAGAGGAATCTAAAATATGATTAAAATTAAATTCCTCAATTTCAACTTCTGTGCCTCTTCTTATCGCTACATACATTTTATCAAAAACCGTCCCCGCTTGCAAAAAATAGCCACCAGACGTTTCTCTTTCAAAAAAAGCAAAGATTTCTTCTTCTGTGGATATGTTAGCAATGGTCAACGATCCATCGCCATTAACAATTAGCAAATATGATCCTTGATTTGTAGATATAGCTTTTCTTAAAGCCATAGAAATAGGGTTTTTTAAAAGATGGGAACTTAATCGTGATGCAATAGGAGACGTATAGGCGGCTTGGGTGTCTGTATAAACAAATTGCCGTAAACTGGACCCGCCGCGCTGAATATAAAAAACAATTCCCTCAATATCCGCCAACCGGACATTTTCTGCCGCACCTATGTTGGTTTGTGGGGGCAAATAAGCATTGGTCGGTGTTATCACTTCATCTAAATTTTTAGTAAACGCATACGCCGCGCCCGTGGTAAAAACCAGTAAATCTCTACCGCCAAAAATACCCGTTATAGAATTTAACTCATTATTGGAACCCGCGACATCAATCGTAATAGCATCCGTGTCTAAAGCCGTGCCAGCATTAAAATTGTAATAATCATTGACCCGACTCCCCCAAACTGTTCTTGGCCTATCCTGAGAGCCTCCAAACCAAAGCCTACCCTCATAAAAAACAGCAGTTTTAGGCCACCCTTTACCGCCACCCCATGTGTTAATAAAATCACCCACAATGCTCCACGAGCCGCTTGTCATGGCATCTGTATTAAAAAAAGGAATTTCCATATAGCAAATGACAGTTGTAGAATTGATATACTTCACAATCCTGCCATACCCTCCATTGCCATCAATGTATTGATTTATATCACCAGAAACAAAGGCAGACACTGACGATGTTAATCGCACATTCCCTGAAACAGCAGAAGGCGTTAATGTGGCATTTGGAAATGCCTCGGTTTGCGTAAAATCATATTTAGGAATATAATCAAACGTAATTGTTTCAATAAGCCACGATGTATTTGAAAATCTTGTAATTTTCAAAGGTTGCAAGGTTTGCTCAACCAAAATCAAAGTGTCTGCATTCTGCGTCCAATTTAAAAAAGGTATTTTGGAATTAAAAAGTTGAGGGGCATACAAATCCACCTGATACACGCTGTTTCGATACACAGCAATGTTAAATTCCGTTACAACCAAAAGATAAGTGTCATCTGTATTAAACTCAAAATTTATGTATTTAATAGCACTTTCTGCCCCTTCGCTCCACACTTCTAATTCATCTATAGCAAGCGTGGTCGATGGCAAGTTTGTTGTTCCAATGCGAGCAATACGAATATACCGCGCGTTTGTTTGGATTCTTGCCGTATAACTCAAATCAGACGTGGTTAATGTGTCTGTCCGAATGTTTGTCCAAACGACACCATCTACACTCCGCTGAAGAATAACATCCGCAACCGATCCCGTGGAACACCGCAAGCCCGTAACACGAACATAACCAACACGAATGGAAGCCCCAATATCATACTGAACAAACACATAAGGGTTTTGCGTCCCTATATTCGTTGTCGACACAAGCTCTGTGGCCGTATTGGCATCATTGGCATTGGCTCCCGTTCCACCATTGGGCGTAGTGATAAGCGTTGGCGTGGCCCGTGTAACGCGTTTTAAGGCCCTTCCAACCCATTTTAACCCTGGACTGCGCTGTACCCCACCTTGAGGCAGCGTAAAGACGTTTAAAAGCTTTGAGGATGCGCCGTAATAGGGCTCAACATCACCACGCCCCAACATTTCAGGGTCAAGTTCACCCTTGGTCCATTTTCTTTGGTCAACTCTTACGACAGGCATTAATAACCATAGCCTCGCCACCCATAACGAGAGGCAATAATAGGGTTGCCATTAAGCATAACTGGGGGCTTTTGACGGGAATCTGAACCCACCGCCCGTGCAAATAATCCGCCCTTTCTTACCGATTGCTGGGGACCATAAGCTTTTTCATCATACAATCTTGCCAAATCAGCATTGTGCGTCACAGGCACGGCAATGGTTGCTGCAAGGGCATTGACGGCAAATTCCGCAAAATAGCCAGGCCAAAGATTTTCCTCTTTGTAAACAGAATACTGTGCTATAATGGGGTCATCGTAATTGCAAAGGACAAAATCCTCTAGGGTGTCAAAATCTGTAATGGCTTGAGCATGATATTCTAGGGAATTAAATAGCTTAAAAATATACAAAGCCTGATCGGGCCGCACATATTGAAAAGAAAATTCATTAAGAGGATTGCTGCTGTATTGCTCTAGCTGCACCTTGCGCGTGGCAAAAGACCAGGGAAATACACTAAACATATTCCGAATAAACTGGTCATAATGATCGTTTATGATGTTGGCTTCATTGGTGCCTTCATCAAAACTTGAAATAGTGTTGGCCCCCAAAAGGGATAGGGCTTGCGATGCGATGCTTTCACGCGAACTCATAACAAGCCCAAATTATTAAGTGTTTGTTAAACCAATAGATGATCCGTCCGATAAGTCCACAACACCGTTGACGCTCGTTAAGACAACCATGTTTTGATAACCAGAAATAGTAACGGCAGCGTTTGTCTCAAAATCAGCACCTGAGTAACTGGTAATTGTCACTAGATCGCCCTTTCTAAGAAGATTAGCTGCATTGTTAAAATATCCACTGGCACGACATGTGGTAATAGAATCCGATGTTCCATAAGTAAATTGCATAGGAGCGCGGCGAGCCACGCCCGATGTAATAACTGATGTTCCTGAGTGTTCGCCCCCAACGGAAACGAGATTTCTTGCGATATAAGGCATAAGTTCTCCTAAACTGCTTCGTCAATTAAGTATCTGTAAATTCCTTCTTTTCCAGCTTGCGTACTGCCAATACCAACAGCACCTACCGAAACAGAAGCCATAATCTGCCATGAATCTTCACGGTCAATCATAGACACTTTTGTGCGAATGTCTCGATTAAAAGCAAGACCTACATGATCCGCACAAACAGCAAAGTTTGTCCGCACGTTTGTTGTACCGTTAAACGGCAATCCACCTTCCGGTGTATCTAAGTTACCCATGACAATAAACTCAAAACCAAGGTAAGATTTGCCCGTTAAATCACCTGTGGACCCCATAAGAGCCATCAAAGTGTTAAAATCAGCACTTGTTACCGTGCTTTGCTGCAAAGCCGCTTTTAAGCTGTTTGGGTGAACAACAAAGTAACGCCCTTGCTGCGGCATGTTCAATCGGTCAAAAATGTTTGCCAACTCAATCATGTTTGCCAATGTCCAGTTTGTGCCATCCGCACCCACTGAAATTGTGGCACTTGCACCCGCATTCATAGCATTGATAATGACCTGTTCAATACGGTTAATCACCGCTGATCTGGCTGCTTTAATCAAATACGATTTCAAATCATATGTAATACGATCCATTTCCGTGTCATCAAGCATTGTGACGGCATCAAACACGCTAATAGTCGCAACAACGTGGCTTTGGGCCACATCTTGAGCCTGTAACGGGCCAGCACCCACTGTACGCTGGTTTGTCGTCATTAAACCAACTCTGTTAAACGTGGTGGTTGAACCCACAACACCTTGACGAACCTGGCATATTTTCCGTAATTTTGTATCTTCTAATGTTGCATCGAGTTTTGTTTTTAGATCAAACTCAATAGCAAAGTTATTGGCCTGCTGTAAAGACGACATAAGTCCCTCTTTTTAAATTGATTTTTCACGATCAACGAGAGGGCTATTTTTTTATTAGGGGCAAGATGCGGGCCTAAAAATAGGTCGTTTTTTTATCAACATAAAACAACAATAACGCTTTGTAAATATCTATTTTTGCATGCGTTTTTTTTGTTCCCCGTATTGCTCTATCATTCGTTGGGTTTCTTGATAAAATGCTGAATTTGTTGCGTTTCTTCTATCATCAAGACGATCTTTTAAAGCATCTTCCGTGATAACACCAAAAGACGATGCTTTCACATCAAAATTCGTAATGGCCGTCTTTTGCCCAAACATCTTGGTAAACATCTTATCTAAAACCAACACACCATCCGCCGATGACCCTAGGCCATTTTGAATCAAGTCTAACTCTGATTCTGTAAAGATGTTCTGCGATTTAATGGTTTGAAGGTTGGCTCTTACGTTGGCAATAATTCTATCCGCGCCATCTCCTAATTTTTGAAATTCTGCTTGCTTGGCTTCGGCAATCTCTTTTTGTTGGGCCTCAATCTCTTCAGGCGTTGGCTCTCTGTTATCTAAGTTGATCCCGTATTCATGTAACTGGGGAATAATTCTTCCCATAAAATTATTAAATTGCTCTTGAGAAAGGCCAGACTCAAACGCTGCTGCTTTGGCAAAATCCACCATTTCTTCGTTTAATTCACCGTCTGCCAACGTTTCCTTAAAAGTGTCTGGCAATTCAAAGGCATATTTTGTGGCATCGTCAGGCACGTTCTGCCAACCTTTAGCCAGTTTGTCCCGCAATCCTTTGGCGCGTTTTTCTGCATCATCATAGGATTTTAACAAATCATCCGTTTTAAGGGCATTTTTCTCTGCATCCCAGAAAGATTCAGGGATATTATCAGGACGGGTAACAATAGTAGGCTCTTGGCCTTCTGTGGTGGCAACAGGGGCCGCTAAAGACGCATCGCCTAACAAACTTTCAGCATCACTCATTGGGTGTTTCCTTTCCAAATTGTATCATTTTGATGATTTCACGAACGATATTATTCTGCCCCTCTCGTGCATAGGCAGTCCTTTCGGCATTCTCTCCATAACCAGGATTCCAGCAAGGCTGGTCCAATGTTTTTGATTTCAAGAACGCCAAAACTCTTTCCCCTGCTGGGGAATTAAATACATGGTAAAAATCCAAAGCCAGCCTTTTATGTTGCTGTAAAATAGGGTTTTCTTTTTGCCCTTTTAAGGTAAAATTCAAAGGATTGTCTAAATTCATGCAACGCCTAACGGTTGTGGTTGACTTTGTTGTTGTATTTGCGCCGCACCCTGCGCCGCCGCCTGTTGTATCATTGTTTGCAATTCTGTCAATTTATCTTCAGTTAAAACAAGGCCATTGGGTGCTCCTAGCTTGTTAAAAATATAATGGATTATTTTTGGAAAATTTATTGCCATTTGTGCAATCTCTGGCGACATGCCTTGTACAATACTAAACGCTTGCGTTAACGCTTGCACATCCTGAACAGACTGCAAACGCGATATAGGGCTGGTGATTTTGATCTTTAAAGCATAACCATTGAGCCAATCCGCAAGGTTAATGCCCTTGATAGCCCCTAACTCTTTCTGCAAAATACCGTTCAAATGACCACTTTCTTGCAATATCGAAACAATACGGCGCGTGGCTGGCATTACATCCTCATAATACAACTGCGGCAAGGCTGCCCCAATGTCTGTTTCCAGTTCTTTCAACCGTTCGGCAATCTCAAACGCTGTTTTAGGTTGCGCTGTTTCAGGAGGCAATCGACGATCTAGCATAATCTGCCTAACCTGATCTTGCATCCCTGAAATCATATATTCCTGTGACTGGAAATTTCCCACATTTGGAAACGGCGCAATGCTTGGACCATCTGGCCCACCATTTCGCTCTACGGGAAAGAATGACATGGGCTGCATAACCCAATTTGTCGGGTTCATCGTGTCCATACCCGCCACAGTATAGGCCCCAAACGTGCTAAACGCCGCTGATTGATGCTCTAACATTCGCAAAGAGTTCAATTGCCGAATGTCCGATAAAGCCAACGTGAACGGCCCTACACCAAACGATTGCCCTGGTATCGTCAACCATCGCGGCGTGATGCGTGGACACTCACGGTAAGGGATACTAAGCATCTTGTGCTTTAGCTGGTGGTGAATAACCTCAAAATACCATAGCTTCTTTTCATCCGACCAATAGACAGCCTCCACAATCTTGATATTGACATCAGGCTTTTCTTTAATGCTCCGCTCTATTTCCCCCGTTAAATCTAACTGGCCCCCATAAATGGCTTTCAAGTCACAATTTTTGACGGTTTTATCAATAAATTTCATGCTGATAAAACCATCGGCACGACTAACAAGGCTTAAATCCACAAGCGGCTGATCCAAAAACAGCAAGGGGTTTTCATTGCGATTCGGATTTGGCATGATGTCATAACATCCCGTGCCAATACCAAGATCAAAATATACCCTTGGCTTAATCGCCGCATAATTGCTGGTTTCAATAAACGAAAACACGAGTTCATTTATTTTTTCCAAGGCACTATCAAACGTATTGCGGTATTCATCAGGCATACCAGGGCCAACCTCAAGTTCAACCCATCGCGTAAACTGCGGCGTAAACTTCTTTGAAAGGGTGTTGATGAAATTGATAGCAGACACAAGCGGCGTGCTGTCATGCTGCAAGGTGTTTGATTGATTCGCTTCGTGCGATGAGTTTTTGTTATAGGTGTTTTTGAACGGGTGAACGTAGTTTATCACCTCTTCAAACAAAGACCTGTTTTCGTCTTTTTCGCCTTGGGCTTTTTGGTGTCTTTTTAAGACTGTTTCAACGTCTAACATGCTAACCAATCAATTTTTTTACGGTCATTCCTCTAAAGCGTGGTCTTTTCAAGCCACCACTTACAGGTGTTCCTAAAGGTTTATCAACCAACAAAGATTGTTCCGGCATTGCATAAAGTCTGCGTCGCGGGTCATCTGGCTTTATATCTGCGGTTCTTACCCGACTAAATTTTGTGCGTTCCGCTAAAATCTGGTCAGGAGACATATTCAGACGCGGATCATTTGGCTTTATGTCTGCGGTTGTTGCTGTTGTTGGTTCATTCCTATCCCCTCTAGGGGCTTCAATAATGGGCTGTTGCGGCTGTGGGATTTTAGGCTTTAAAATGCCTGTAACTGGTTTAAGGATATTCTCTATTGGTTTTGTTAGTGGTTTAATAATTTTAGTAAGAGGTTTTGTTATTGGTCTTGACATAATTTACCCCATTAACCCTGATAATCCAGTTTCACCCGTTGCAATTAAAGAACGCGCTCCGCTTCTGCCCCGCAATGCTCTTAATTGCTCAGCTCGCAGTCTTTTTTGTTCGTTTTCTTGGTCTTTTAACGTGTTTTCTTGCTGCACTTGCACTTGCGCTATTTTGTCCTGTTCCACAGTTTGTTCTTTGGCCACACTTTGGGCTACTTTCTTTTGTTTTTTGGCGGCATAAGTGCCCGCGATTGCTCCAAACGCCAAAGGCAAAACACTGCTAACCATTTGAATGCTCCTTAACCACAAAAGACCCATTTTTTACCAAGTATTTATACAATCCATAAGGACTTTTTATCTTTTCCGCAATACCTAAGACATTACAAGCCACATGATGACATAAATTCCCGCTGTGTATCGTCTTCTTGTAAAACCTTTTGGGCGATATTGTTGTCTTAACGGACACAATGGCGTTGCTTTGTGGATATTCTTTTTTCAAAACAACCCCAAAAGCCTCTTGCTCTGTTAGCAAAAGAGATTGAGACAGTGCCCCCATACGCTGCGCGTCCAAATAATAGCCCCATTGCGTACGACTCAAACAAACGTACATATCCGCCTTTTTCAGAAAAATATACACATGGCCAAAATCATTAAAATCACCTTTGCCTTTATCGTAAAGCCATGACAAAGCCCTAAACCTTACCCTGTCCCATCGTGTGGTAAATTCAGACTTATCAAAAGGCAAAAACACTAAATAGAATTCCTGTTTAATGCGTAGGCTTCTCATCAGTAGAACCTATAGTTGGCGTTAAGTACCACGGGCTTAGTAAACTTCGGCTTACCCTTGGCAAGCTGTTCAAAAAGCTGCGAGAATCCCCACACAAGCGCATCCACCCTATCAGGCGATCCCTCCCCATCATATCCCGCCGCCGTCATTTTGCACATCTGCGCCTCTAAATCAGGAAACGTGCCCACATGGGATATACGGCCAAGGTTATATAAGGCACTGATAGGCTCCGCCCTCACATGCTTACCCTTTGACGCTCTTACCTCTATCACACGCACGTTGGGACGCACGGCCATGATGGTATTCTTGACCATTAAACCACCCTGATTTACCTCTGCCACAATAGCATCAGCCTGATATTGGTCATAAACGGCTATGGCTCTTTGTGCCCATTGTGCAGGTGTGCCTTTCAAACTCACATCATCCAAAACATACCCGCGCCCATCTGCTCCCTTGCCCACAACAATAATACCGTTTTCGTCTGCATTCTCTCCCGCTGTCACACTAGGGTCAACAGCGACAAGGATACGCTCCATTTCTGGCTTTTCCCATCGCCTACCTTCATGGATGATCTGTCGCGACCATATAGCCCCTACGGCTGTCGGTTCGTATTCACCAAGCCATATATGGCCATATCTGTCTGGTTTGAATTGCTGGTCATAAAGCCGCTCTTCGTTTAGAACATCGGGCATCCAAGGGTTGTCGTTGTAGTTGGCCTTGATGACAATGGCATCCTTTGGTGGATTCTCACACCGCAAGAGTTGATCGACTGGATCACTGGCGTTTCTTGGGTTCCACGTAAACCACAATTCACTGCCTATCTTTCGAATGGTTGGCCGCAATATCTCCAGTGACCTGCTTGACATGGTTTGGGCCTCTTCACACCATGCAATGTCAAAGCCTTCAAGAGATTTGATACTTTCGGCCGTGTGGTCCTGCATCCCTGCAAAGATAATCAATCCATTTCCGGGTGTGATAATGCGCGACGATTGCACGTTGAACGCTGAGGCAACGCCTAGCTTGTTTATCTGGTCCACAATCAACTGGTAAACCGATTCTTTCAAGCTGTTTTGCGTCTCACGCACACACACCACACGCAATCCAGGGCGAAAAAGACACTGCGTCACCACGGCCTGTGCTGCAAAGGTTGATTTACCTGATCCCCTGCCGCCGTGAATACCTTTGTATCGTGCGGGCTGCAAGAGAGGCTGAAACACCCTAGCAACGGGGATGTCAAGCGTGCGCCCTGTTATCTCTTCCACCTTTGGCATCTCTGCTTTGGGTGCGCGTGCTTTAGCTGTTTTGGCTTTGGTCAATTTTTGCATCTACGATCACATGCTTGATTGCTGCTAGAGCGTTAATGGTGTCCTCTACGGCCTGTCTGGATGCGTTCTTGCTCTCTAGCTTCTTGGCAAGCCTAAAGATGATCTGGGCGGCTGTGAGGCTATCAGAGTCCTTTTCGTTAAGAATGCCCCACACCACCTGCGTTGCTCTATAGCAAGCGTTCTCTGCCCATTTCTCAACGTCCCATCCTTTAGGCACTGTCGGGCTGTCTTCGTATGCTTTGCCGGTTAACAATGTGAGAGTGTCTTCCACGTCCTGCATACGTTGCGGCGTTAAGTATTTCTTCTTTGTGCTGCCTGTAGGCCGTCCAGCCCTGCGCGTGATCTCGGGCGTTTTTGATACCATCTTGCAATCCATAATTAGGTTTTCTTATATGTATATAATACACAACAAAAACAAAAAAAAGCCCTATGCAAAAGCATAAGGCAATTTTTCGTCAAAAAAACCAGAAAGAAATTAAAGATACAATTTTATGAGATTATTTCTCGCTTCTTTCTCACGTCTTTTTTTCGCTTTCTTTTCGCTTTTTCTCCCTATTTTACGCATTTATAGCTGATCTGATAGTTTTTCTTGTCTTTGTTCAGTGCTCCTCGTTTCTGTAGCTGTTCATATTCCATCAGGAGGATTTCTTTTCCTACGCTTTCGCATTGTTCTTTTGTTGTGAATTTTTGTGTGTGGATTGTTTGTTCAGGTTCAACATTTGCCATGTTGATAATAAGGACGATTAAAGTGATCATGATTCTTGTTCCTTTAGGCTGCGTTTCTGAGGGTTTGAGGTAGTTCTTTAGGTTCTTGTGCCATAGCTTTTAAAATGTCGTCCACGGCCTTAAAAACCTTATTCAGGCGCATATCGTTCTTAGGGTTTTCTAGCCAAGATTTGATATAGCGTGATGAATGTCCTTTGGTTGTTTCGGTGTGTAGTCCCAAGCAAGCCATGGTGAGATAAGACACGCTTTCTGCTTCGGCTTCGCACACGTTTTTGGTTGCCCTGTATTCGTGTATGTCTTCAGGATGTCCTAAAAGAACGTGTCCTATCTCGTGGAATAGGACAGGCAAAGGATTCTTACACAATGGGTTAATGGCAACGGTTCTTTTTGCTGTTGCGTATCCCATAACGTTGCCGTTCATGTGTTCAAAGGGTTCGCCTGTGATGTTTAGGTTTATCATCATTTTTCGTAGGCGGTCCTTAGTCACTTCTGGTGGCAATTCGTGTTTGTAGTCTTTGCCTTCTGTTTGTGACAATCCAAACCAAAGGTTTCGCGGTTTAAAGACTGTGACGGTTTCGCCGTTTGGGTCTTCTTTGTCTTTTGCAAAGATGTACGGATACAAAAGAGAGATTGCCTTTTCGCCTTTCTTCACTGTGCGCCCTAGGGCTTGCCAGCCTTTAAAGGTTTTGATTGGCTCGCATTTTCTGAGTTGGCAACGCGCCATAAATTGATTGCCTACGCTGTATTCGTGAAAGGCCGTAAATTGTTCATTCATGATGCCCTCATTCTCTAAGGCTTCATTTAGTATTGTTTCGTAGTCGTGTTTCATGGTCTTGGTTTCCTTTGTGTTGAGTGTTAAACGCTTGTTAGTTTGTTTTATTAAAACCATAATAGTGCAATTATTGCAGCCTGTCAAGGAAAAAATTGCATCTTTTTTTCATTTTTTCAAAAAAAATCTCTCTGTATATTGTGCCCTTTTTATATAAAACTGGACTAGTGTAGTATTGATTATTGCTTGTCATTTAATGATATTCTGCTGATATTTTATATATCTTTTAATGCGTACTCGGCAAAATGGAGGGAGGGCGAAAGAAAATCCCCCAAAAACCTAAAATAAAAAAAATGTAATGAAGCTGCAATTTCTTCCTTGACATCCTGCAACTATTGCCGTATTGTGTATCATCAACAAAAGGAAACCAACCATGAGTAATAAAAAATCTTTTTTTGAAACTATTGATGACACCATGAAAGAAGCCCTTAGAGAGCTTGAGAAAAAATATAACATCAAAACAACAAAAGAAGAACGGGATTTTTTTGCTTTTCATTTTGCTGTTATTGCATCGGCAATAGGCACGGCAATTTTTATGATCCTTCAATACTTTTTCATAGATTAAGGAAACCAACCATGACCGACGAAAACCCCTTAAAAACCCATTGCCTTAGCGAACTAGAGGCACAACTTAAGCGCAATCTTTTTGAGACAGAACGTGAAACCCTAGACGTGATCTGCAATCTTTTGCCGCTGTATTATCACAGCCGCACGGGAGAACCACTTTATCCTAAAATCTGTTGGGGTTTTGAATTTCACTTGACATGGACCTTGCCTAGTATTGTTTACAATTCATTTACAATACATTTTAGTGATGAAACTGGAATAAACTATGTCATTAAATTACCACACGAAGTCAAAGAAGTGTACCAAAAAAGCCACTTGTATTACACAGAACCCGATAAAAGAAAGGAAATGGAACCAGCCTTTTTGTCTGGCCTTTACAAAGCCTACACCGATTTTTTTCTCGATCCCGACTATGAATCAAAACCCCAAAGGAACCACCACAAATGACACCAGAACAGTTTAAACAAGCAAGACTACACTTGGATGTCAATCAAACAGAACTATGCGCCCTTGTTGGGAAATGCGTTCGCACGATCCGATCCTATGAATCCGGCGAATACCCCATCCCCAAATCTATGGAACTTCTTATCAAGCATCTTATCAAACAAAAGGATCAATCCAATGAACCAAAATAACATCCTTTCCTACCAAATGATTGACGATCTTATCAATCAAATCTTTGGACAAACCAACGAACGCGAAAAGCTGCAAGCCTTCGCCGCCCGTATTTTACTAGAGCAACAGAAACTCAACAGCCCGTGTTTAACCAACAAATGGGGTAAAGAACACGCCGAAACGTCTTACGGCTATCGAGAGTACAATCCTTATAGCCCCTTTAAATTCCCCATTATGACCCACCAAATCAAAGGAGAAAACCAATGACTGAAACACGAGTGAACAAAGTATATGCCTATCTGAGAGAGGCATTCCCAGAGCATGTTTATCCATCGAATTCAGATATTGTACTAACAAGGGAATGTTTGACTATCCACATCTTGCACATAGCAGAAAAATTAGAGCGCGAGAATCCCCTACTCATGAACCACCAAATCAAAGGAGCATAACCATGAACACCCTTTACATCCAAAAACTACGCGACCTCGGTTTTTATACGCGCTGCATGGTGCAAATGGAAGAACACGGACACAAGGCCCTCTTTGTCCATGAGGAAGGCCGTAAAGCAACCGTAACGCTGGCAGAATGCAGAACAGAGATCAGAAACATCAATCACGACCTGATGCTGCTTAAAGCGTCCATGCCGCGTGAATGGACAGAACACTATAAGCACGTATTGTGAGGGAATTATGGACAACAAAGAACACCTTAAAAAAGCCCTGTTTTTGACAGGCTACCTCTTGAAAAACATAGGAAACTTTTTCCTGATAATCCTTTTGCCCATCTTGGCACTGTACTATCTTGCCGGCATGACCGAAGACGCAGACAAAATTATCAAAGTTTTGCCGTTTCCAATCTTGTGCCATGCTCTCAGGTTTTTCTGTAACCGCACTTTTAATCAATTATCGTGAGGGGAATATGAAATACGGACAAGAATTGCTCGATTTAGTCAACTATGTTGCATCATTAAAAGGCGTTGGCCTAGCCAGTCTATGCCTTTGCATTGCCATAGCATCTCTTGCCGATTCCATCCACTTCTTCATGAAACGGAAACGCAAAAAACAACCCGAAGAAAAAAACGTCTACTCAATCTTGGATTAAAAAAGGGACGGTGTTTAATCGTCCCTTTTAAACAAACCCCTAAGGTGCTTAGGGCTTGTTAAGGCTGTCTGTTTTGCATCCTCTCAAGACAACCAGAGCAACCAATAAGACCGACCGAGTATTCCCAATCCAAAATCTTTACTGGCCACTCCAAAGCAAGCTAGGTTTTTTTCAAAACACCCCGCATGATGCGGCCTTTCACTTGCCTTATACACCAAAAACTTAATCACATTTCTTCTCAGATTGCAAGGCTTCTTTTCCCAATCTGGCTTGTTCTTCCTGCATAAATTCTTTTATCCATGGCGTGTCTTCTTCAGGATTCCGAACACCAAATTCCCTAAGAATCTCTAATCCCAAAACCAGCAAATCATCATCATCAGCCATAGGTGATAGATACCCAAATCTCGTGCGGCGATGACCAAACAAATCATCAATCACATTAACGATTCTGTCTTCCAAAGGTTCCATCAATTTTAAATTCCTAAGCCGCTTCTACAGAATTAACAAAAGCCTTTATTTTGCCATCAGATAATTTTTTGATTGCTATCTCTACGGTTATATCCATAAGAAAATCCTTATATTCATACTCTACGGTGTGAAATGGAATATCAGATATACCTTCTTTTGTTAAAGCTATTGCTGCATCTTCGTCAAGCTCACTTTCCACTTCTGACGAAATATCAACACGATATTTTAAATCAAAAGTAGCAATGCCATTGACTTCATTGTCGTCATACCATTCTTGAAACGTGATAGGTTTTTTAGTCATTGTGTTCCTCTTTGTTAAATTTTTAATAATCAATTCTGCCACCACATCGCTTTCGTTTCTTTCCTTGGCAACACATAATCCCTTTCTTTCTTGATCCACTCAACCTTATTGCCCTTCATCATGCACACGTTGGGTTCTTCAAAGCATCTCTCTAGCGCGGACCCATAAAGCTGCACCACACTCCCCAAATGCCGCCCAGGGAGTCTCAAAACCACCAACCCCTCAGACGGACGCGATTCAACCTCAAGCGTCTTCAAAAATATATCCACAAACCCAGCCTCTGTTTTCGGCAACACGTCCTTTAATCGCTGTATCACTTCAATGCGATCCATACTGATGCCTCGCCCAAAACATAAAAAACCCTGCAAAGCCAAACAAAAGGGCAAAATCTATTAAGGAACGATTCTCAAAACCAAAAAGAATACCCGCAAAATACAAAGCCGTAACCCCGAACCAAAGGAACATAAACATTTTTTCAATAAAAACAAACAGTTTTTTAAGCATCTTTATTATCCCTGATAGAGAAAGATTCAACCATACGGCCAACTCTGCGCCCCCCGTATGTCATGCTACTGTCTAAAATGGCCTTCAATCGCAAAGACTGAAGCAGGTTTGATACTCTGGCTATGTCTATACCTGACCTATCACATACAGACCTACGGGTAGGCACGATACCTTCCTCAGTTAGCTGTTTTATGGTGTCTAAAATTAACTGCTTTTCAGCAAAATGCTTAGAGTGTCCGTGTTCATATTCCTTCAATAAAACATCATCTACACGGGGCCCGTCAAACTCCTCTAAAACCGCATAACACAAAGCCACAAGATCGGCATGGTCAAGAAGATGATGACCAGGAATAAAACATTTTTCTAGCTCCCCCAAAGTTTCCGTTATAACCTTTGAGATTCTCTCGTATTTATGCGTCATGGCTTTCCTCTTTTTGCTCATCTTCATCCTTTGTTTTTGCGATTAACTCGCCTGAGTAGATTTCTACAATGTCTTTTTCTGGTCGATGAGATGGGTCACCATCAAAAGAATACCCATTTAAACTCCAAGCATCAGGAGAACAATCACAGTTTATAAATCCAATAACCTGTGTGTTTATTTTTTCTGGGGAAGACAAAGATTCATCTGGCATCACAGCAAATACCTTTTCAAACGAACCGTCTCTTAGCCTCACAAGTAAACCCTTTGGCCAAATGTTCCCTTCTTCCTTAAATGTGGAAAAAAATTCTTCAACTGTTTTCATCTAAAAATCTCCCTATCTCCGAAGGCAAAGGAATCCTGCCCGTTTCTTGGATAATCGCTTTCACAGCAACAACAACATCATCCCCCGCAAAACGGCTGGATAACATATCCTCCAAAGCATCACACACCCTTTTCGGATCACGTGTGCCAATGCCATACATATCCATCACACGACAAATACGGTTTATGTGGTAAAACAAATCGTTACGCTGCGGTTCAGTCCAACTCATGATTCATCCTCACTGACATTAATAATTTCAGAAGAGTATTTTAAATCATTATTTCTTCCTCGAAATAATGTAACCTTAACTTTAACCTTAACTTTAAGTGGTTTCCAATCGGAAACACCAGATGTCAAAGCCTCTGTTTTTGTTGTAAAGTGTGAAAAACAATTTCTGATAAAATCTTCCATTTTGTAATGTAAAGGCACGGTGTCCGATAGCTCACATTGAAGCATTCCATCGTCTTCTTTATTTGCCTCAAACCATTCTTCAATCGTTGGAAGAATTTTCTCTTCAGTCATGATTCACTTCCTTATTTATCACAAAGAAAAAACTGCTTTGGTGGTGCATAATAAGTGCCTCCGTAAGGTCGTGGGTCGTAACAAGCCTTGAAATCTGCATGATCTTCAGAGTAGTAATACCACTGATCGCTGTAGCGGATTTTATTGCCGTACTCATCTCTCACAATCGTTGATTCATCTTGAGACAAGAAAATAGCTTGTACTCCACTGATCTCAATTTTAGTGATACTTTCGTCAAACTTTTTCATCTCAATCATGATTCACTTCCTCGTTTAATGTTGTTGTGTATGCATAACACAAACACACACCACCGTCAAGCCCTAAACTTTAACCCTTGCGCCCTTAGATGAAACCACCGTGATCTGCTTATCAGGAAAAATCCTGCTAAAATAACTCGCATATTTTTCAACTATGGTTTGCGCCGGTGCCTTTTCAAGGCATATCTCCACCTCGTCATCATGAATTTTTATCTGCACAGAGCGAAAATCTACCTCCGCTTGCCACCTGTCCACCTCTGCTGGCAACATAGGATATAACTTTTCAAGAAACCTTACCCCAGACTCTGTTTTGCCCTCCATTGACGTTTTAAGGTACCTACAGACGTCGATCTCTTCTTTTAGGTCTAACCATGAGGGAAAAAACTTAACACGTCCCTTGAGCCTCTGAACGGCCATTAAGACCACATCGTAAGAATAACCTTCTAATTTTATCAATCGGCAGTACTCGTTAATCTTCAAATCCATCGTGCCTTGCTCAGTAGTTGAGGACACGTTCACCACAAATGACAGTGTAATCAATGCCTTCCTTAAGTTCTCCTCCTGTGTCTCTGAGGTTGATGATGGTTTGTACTGGGTTAAATTTTGCATGTGGGTCTCCTTGGGTTGTGTAGTTTTTCATCCATCCGTAGTCGTTAAGCCATCTCTGGCATCCTTGGGCGTATTGACCAGAGCCTTCACGGCTGTTGGCATATTGGTGGCACCCTTGCATAATCGCCTCGGTACTCACCTCACCGGAAATAATCAATTCCTGCCAAGTCTTGTACGCCGCGTGCGGATCACCCCTGCGCTTTCTGGGATATATCTCCCAAAACGCCATAAACTCTTGATCGTCCCTGTAGTGGGGTTCCAGCGTAGTGCTTTTGATGGGGGCTGATCGAAAACTCACAGGCGTTATGGTTTTACAAACCAACGCTGTCGATTCCTCTTTTTTCTTTATAGATTTCTTTTTTAATAGTTCTTGGTTAATGGTTCTTGGTTCTTGGTTCTTAGTTAGGTATTCCACTGGTTTACCATTTTCATTCGACTGGTAGCCGCAAGTATCTGATTCTAAAGGAATGTCATTGTTTTTTTTGCTGTATCGTTTTTCTATGTTTTTTTTGTTTTTTTCACATTTTTCACCGTAATTTTCCAAAGAAATTTTCAATTCTGAGAAAATACTGTGTGTGGATAACTCATCTGGGACGGATTCATGACGGTATGCGTCTAGGAATTTTAATACGTATTCGCCGATTTGCTTTTTGGTCATGCCCTGTATCTCAAAGGCAAAATCTTTCACGTATAGCTTTATGTAGGGGGGCTTCATTTCGTGATACCTTCCTCTTCTCCCTCTTTATAAAATATGGGGCAACCCGTCCGAGGAAGGAAGAATTGGGCTTTCGGTCTTGCAAAACCTAGCCCCATGTTGTTGGTATACTATATAGGTAGAAAAGTCAACCCACAAAATCCCATGATTTCCCATCTATGCCCATGATTGGTTATTTCCATTTTGGAAATAGTTGACAAAAAAGGAAGTCTGTTGTACGTTGACAGTTGACACGTTTGATTGTCAGTGGGACAGGTTCTTTGATCCCGTTTAAGGCCGCTTGCTCTAACAAGTGGCCTTTATAGTTTTAGATTGTCTCAGCACGACTAAAATCTACAATAATACGATTATCACTATCTTTTTTAACTGGAAACCTCGTTGTTTTTTCTTTGCAAATTCCTAAAAATTCCAAAAAAGTCTTTGCGTTAATAGAGGCTCCAGTCGGATGGTTTGTTATTTTATGTAAATACTGTTCTTTCAGAGCGGCTTCATCGCAAAGAAACTCTATACAAAAAAGTTTATTTTCTAAATCATGATAAAGCACGGCAAAATTGTACTTATCTAAAGAAAATTCTTTTTTTATCCCTGAGTTAAGGCTAATTCTTCCTTTATTGTTTATACTGCAAATTAAAAGTTTTTTTGTTCGTCCATTGTGAATTGTTGTAAATTTTACAAAGTTCATACAATTTCCTTTATTAAAGATGTTTAATTTCTTTTTGAATCTCTGCCACCAAAGATTCGTGCATGGTCACGCCCTCAAGGGCGGGGATGCAACGTTTAAGAAGTTGCTTTGCCCGTTGCTGGGCAGTAAAAGGCTGCTGTTCAGGTGTCTTTCTTTTTTCAGGATGCAGCACCCACGTCCTAAAGTTAATGCCCTCTTCTTTGCCTTGTATCGCGCATTGAAGGACGTATTCATAATGTGAATCCATATCTTCAAACGTGGCATCTAGCTTTAAGCACTCTTGGACAAAATCGATGGTGTAATACCTGTCGCAGCATTCAAAAACCATGGTGTGATCGTTTTCGTCCCACCCAACAAAATATACCGTGGCCAAAGATTCTTCAGGGTAGTATTTCTTAAGAAACGCAATGATCGTTTTTTTACACGCATCATTATATTTTAACCATACATCATTTTTCATAACTTATCTCTTGATTTTGTCATTGTGTTGGTGTATGGTATACATAACACAAACGAAAGTCAAGAGAAAACCATGCTACATAGACTTAATGATACCTGTATCCTTAAAAAAAGTGATTGTGGTGAAATTTTGTTGATTCTTGCCAAAAATGGATACGCTGATCTTGCTAACGCGGTTAATAATGCTGGCTGGGAATCATGGGATGGCTGGGTAGCTGTTCCTTATGAGGCCAGTAAAAAACAACTTAGGGGGAATACAAACCACCCTATATCGTTAGGTCGCTGGCAATCTATTCTTGCATTAAGCCCTGAAAATCCACCAACAGAAAGCATGTGATTATGATTTTATCATACTATTACACAGGGATTCACAAAGATGAATTGCCAACCTTTGAAAAGAAGGCAAAGAAACTACAGGCTGATTATAAATCGTTCGTGGTCGGCGGTATCGAAAGAACAATGCGGGTTCATTTCACGGGTGATGATTTAACCGAGTGTGAAAAAAAGGCATCTGTTTTTCGTAAAGTTTATGCAAACAAAAAGGAGATTGGTCCATGGTCAAAAGAACTTTAATTTTAATCGCTTTGCTTTCAGGCGATGCTATGGCGCAATATTATAGCCCACAAACCTACATGCCATTAAACTGTAGTACAATGTGGACGGCAGAATGTGAGTCGGCTGCAAGAACATCTGAATTGCAAAATCAACAAGAAATGCTTGATTTCATGAGAAAACAAGAAGCCAACCGAAGCCTTGAGCAGATCAATGAAAGTAGCGATAGGTTTTGGAGAGAATTTCGTTTGCCAAAATAATCACAGAATAAAACGACACCGTGTCTGGCCAAGCAAAATCCTACAAAACGACGTAGTCACGGTGCTTGCTTATACTATACAAAAAAACCCATTGACACAAGTCCTTTTGTTGTGTAGTGTATACAAACAACAACAAACAGGGAAACCCTTATGGTATCATTAACAGATTTTAACAAGCCTTTTGAGTGCACAGACGTGTACGAAAGAGAAAAATACACACTGGAACACGTAGAACTTTCTGATGATGAAGATTTGATCGGAAAAGATGTTACTTTAATGGCGTATGTTTTCTATCCGAACAGGCTTTCTAAAAGTCTTTTTCGTATCCGCTCAAAAGAGCAAGAGGGCACAGTAAATTTGGGCGCGTTAGAGTTTCTTTTGACTTCTGATGAATATAAAGATTTTTTAGGTGGATTGCTGGATGTTTGCAGTGATTTTTCTGTAGAAGAGCCAAACAAATGGCGCACAAACATCAAATATGTTTGGTCCACAGAGGAAATTGAAAAAACTGACGGGCTTCTCTATGACCCAGAATACAAAACCCTGTAAACCCCTTGACAATGGTTGGTGTGTGTGTCATAACAACACCAACGCTCATAAGTGGTTTTGGTTTCTTGCCACTTAAAACTGGACGGGGTTTCTTTGTTGATGGGAAGCCCCGTTTTTTTATTGATCGAATACCAACAAACAAAGGAGTAGTTATGGTGCAGTTTTTAGGCATAGAAAGCGAAAACGGCAAGGTCGACATTAAGGTCCTTTGGTATGACCAAAGGTGTTCTTTTACTGGAGGAAACAGCCGTATTTTTGAGACAAAGGGAGAAGATTTAAAAAAAGATTTGTTTTATATGGAAGCCGTACTTGGGATGGAGCGCATAAAATTAGAACGAAAAGAAGCAGCGGAAAAACAAAACAATTAAGCATGGTCCATTAGTGTACGGGTTAGCACACTGCGCTCATAACGCATGAGGATAGGGTTCAACTCCCTGATGGACTACCAACAAGCAAAGGAATGATTATGACTAAACTATACCCTATAGGCACACAGCTTATAACGCATCGGCTCAGTCAAGCGGCACTTTTTGTTGATGTGTTTCCAGAATCTAGCACAGAATTTGCCTCATTTTTTGATCCAGATGATGAGGTGGGTGTAAGGCATCTTGTTGGGTTTTGTTTAAGTGCGGATGAGTGGCGCGTCATGGTTACCGAAGATAATCAAAAATGGCTAAGTCCTGTACCGATGGTAGGGGATTTGGTGGATGTTGATAAGAGATATTCAGTACCTACAATTATATATGTTTCTAAGTATGATGTTGGATTATTAGACAACCCTAGTGCAGTCGTTAAACGCATCATTGAACGCACCTACCCCAACGGACAACGCGCACCGTTGATTGAGTGGGACGAAGTGATCCTGCCTACTGGTCAAACACCAAACACCCACCCTGCTCCCTAACCCTATCCAGCAGATCGTCAATCTCTTGCCTAATGCTTTCTAGGCAATGCACAGATGCGTTAATGTGGTAATCGTCAACCGTGTTGGCATGGAAACGCGCAACACGGCATAAACACTCTATCGTCTTCAGGTGGTTGTTTTTCAGGATTATGTCCTGAACGTTTTTTAAAGGCTCTTGCTTTTTCTTTTTATACTCAAAAAGATCAATGACCTTCCTCATACTGAATCTTGCCCTCAAAGTATGCTTTTTTAATCTTCTCCGGCACGATCTCAAGTTCTCTAGCCACATCATCGAAATTTAAATCCAATACTTTACAAAGGCAACGTAAAAATGCTTCGTCCTGACTTTTTGTGCGCCGGTCCTCGATAAAAAGAATCTTATGACCCGATCCTGAAAAACCGTAATTTTTCATCAAATCAAGAACATGACCTCTTGACCAACCCAGCGATTCCCTGCGACTTCTTAACAACGTTTTGTGCATAACATCCTTTTTCTTCTTGACTTAGTCTTTGTCTATTTGGTATGTATATCACACACACACAAAAAAAGAAAGTGTTTTTATGTCTAC